CAGGTCGCTCTAGCAGGTAGGAAACCTTGAAGTTTATCAAAGACCAACTAGATCAAGCTTGGACAATTCTGGGCTTAGGCATCGCTTGGGTCGTACTTGAGGGCACAGCTAAAGACTTTGTAGGTTGGGCAATCCTCATCACAATCGCTATTTGGGCAGCAACTTACCCCCTACGAAAGGACTGACCTATGTGGTTAGACATCGCAAGACGCACACTAGCTGTAATCATTCTCAAGGTCACCGGTATCTTTGTCGGTGGAGCAGTTATTGGGCTTGAGGTAGCTCAGGCAGTAGCTATGGCAGCCTTCGCTGGAATCATCGATGTAGCTCAGGAACTCTCTCGCTCATACCTGGCAGATGGTCAGATTGACGCTGATGAGATTAACAAGTCATTTGGCAAGATTGCCGAAAAGACTGACAAGAAAAGCTAAGACCTCAGCTTCGAGCGTTCCTCAGCGGTAGTGCCACCCCAGATGCCTACCATCCCTGCTGATAGGGCATAGTCAAAGCACCTTAGTCTGACCGGACAGTCGTTGCAGACTTCCTTAGCTACAGCAATCAGCTTTTTACGCAGGTACACATCTGGCTCATCCTCTGGGAAAAAGCACTCTGGCAACTGGCTACATTGAACACCCCCATTTTCAGTTATGGCGTGTTGGAGTTCGATGTATTTTCTTTCAAGCTGTCTTGTCATAGGGTCAGATTAGAGTAATCTCAAGATAAATAGCAAACCCACGCCGAGAGAGTTAGCGTGGGCTTGCCGACAAGGAAAGAGAGGGGAACCTTGCCAGTTCTAAAACTACCAACCGAGATAAACGAGTTGCATGATGCAGTCCTACTCGGCGACTTTGCTAACGGCTCTGATGAGTGGCACGAGCTACGCAATCAACCTGGTGCAGTCGGTGGGTCAGACATCGCTGCTATCGCCGGACTCAGCACTTGGGAATCAGCCATAACTAAGTGGGCTAAAAAGACAGGACAGATTCCTGATGAAGTCGAACCCAACATGAGCATGAAGCTCGGCACAAAACTTGAGTCACCTATCTTGGAACTGTTTGCCGATGAGCACCCTGAGTTGGAGATCTATGAAACAGGCACCTGGGCAAACAAGATGTACGACTGGGCAAGGGCAAACCTTGACGGACTTTACAAAGATGCCGATGGCAACTGGGGCATCATCGAGGTCAAGTTCTCTCGCGACTACTGGACACAAGTGCCACAGTCTTACCGAGCACAAGTGCTTTGGTACATGAAGGTCTTTGGCATTAGGCGAGCAAAGCTTGTAGCCCTTGCAGGGTCTAGCTACATGGAGTTTGACATTGAGTGGGATGAGTTTGAGGCCAACACACTTTGGGAGTCTGCTCTTAGATTCCGGCAAGCTTGCCTAGACCTAAAGATGCCTGACTGGGATGGGTCTAACTCAACGCTAGAAACTATCCGAGCACTCAGCCCGAACATCGAGGATGGTGAGGCTGACCTGGATGAGCTTGGGGTGCACTACTTCAATGCTGTCAATGACGCTGAGAAGGCTAACAAGCTTTTGACAGACCTAAAAGCTAGAGTTATCAAAGCAATGGAAGGTAAGAAGCGAGGCATCATCTACGGCGAGCACCTGCTCAGTCTGAGATCAAGAGCCGGTGGAGCACCTTACTTGCACCACGAGAAGGGAAAGTAAATGGCACAGTTCAACCTCAACGATTACGAAACAGTCGAGCAACGCATCAAGCGTTTCTACAAGGACAACCCTGACGGCAGAATCATCACCGAGAACCAGACAACGCTGCAAGACCGACAGGTGAGCACCTGGGTAGTCATGGCAAGCGTGTACCTAAACAACGAAACCGACAAGCCAAAGGCAACAGGTCTAGCTTTTGAGGTTGATGGTCAAGGTATGGCAAACAAAACATCTGCACTAGAGAACGCAGAAACATCTGCAATCGGTAGAGCACTAGCCAACGCTGGATACTCAGGCAACAAGCGAGCCACACGCGAGGAGATGGCCAAGGTTGCAAGAGATAAGAAACCATCTGCAACTGCTAAAGACTGGCTTGCAATGGCAGCAGAATTAGGCAATGACCTTGATGGTTTACGCTTGCTATACAGCGAGGCCAAGACTGGTGGGGCTGACACAGCAACGCTAGACAAGATCAAGGACATCGCCAATGGACTATCAGGCTCAAAGGATTCTGCTTAGTTCCATACTCGAAGTGCAAGAGTGTCTGCATCAACAGTTTGACCGAGGTGAACTTGACCTTGTATCACAGCTATGGCAACTACAACGAGAGAAAGCTAGAAGGCTAAGAGATGGAAATTATTACACCAGGCCACATAGTCCAGGAGCTTCAACGCATAACCCAGGAGATGGACAAGGGGGCTAACGCACTCTACGATGCCGAGTGCAAGATGGCAGATGCTGAGGCTGCTTACGACAAGGCAGTGTCCTTAGCCTTTATCAACAACGCTGGGACTGTTGCAGACCGGCAAGCTGTGGCTAAGTTGCAAGCAGTAGAGGAAAAGCTAAAGGCTGATCTAGCCAAAGCCGAATACAACAGGGTCCGAACCAAGCTAAAAACCCTGTCAGACCAAGCCACAATGATGGCAGTTATCAGCAAAAATGTCGAAATACAGTGGAAACACGCCTAGCTGGTAGCCTACTTGGGTGATTGCCGAAACCTGTAGCTGTGGTGCCAAGTTCAGGACTGATGAGCCTGAGCCACTCAAGCTTGTCCGAGAGTGGAGAAGGCGTCACACTTGCCAAGAGCAAGACACGGCCGACACACCTACTAGCGGTTTAGCAGACACACAGCTCGCGATGGGATTCCAACCAGGTGAGATGCCAGCAAAGAAACATGACCCTTGGGAAGATGATGAATAAAAAAAGCTTCCAAAAGTTTATAGATCGTGACAAGTGTTGCAGTCATTGTGGCACTACCGATGACACGCTCATCCCACAGCACCGAGCCAACAGAGGCATGGGTGGCAGTAGAGCCCTAGACAGACCTAGCAACATCATTGTCCTTTGCAGTGCTGCCAACTTTATGCTTGAGTCCAACTCTAAGTTTGCCGACCTTGGCAGGAAGTTTGGCTGGAAGCTAGAGCGACACCAAGTGCCAGAGTTTACCCCTGTTTACATGGGTGACGGCTGGTGGCTGTTAGATAACGACTTCAACAGGACACCGGTGCCAAATAACGACATCGAATACTTTTAGGGTGCTAAGGTAAAAACATAACTAAACAAAAGTGCCGCCTAGAGATCGGAACCTCTAGACGGCGTGAAACCAACAATTAGTCTGTTGGCATCTACAATTCTAGTGTGCCAACCTTATTAGGAAGGCACATTTTGCTTAACTGGGACAACAAAAACCTCTCTGAGGTGCTGGCAATGTACGGCGGAAACATCTTTATGGCCGAGATGGATTACCTGGCTATGGGACTCGACAACGGCCAGTGGGTAATGCTGGTCAAAGAGGGCTACGATAACAGAGTCATTAGCCCAACTGTCATGATGCTGATGGCTGAGAGAGCAGCTGCAAGATGAGCATCCAGATTATGAACGCTGTTTGGCGTGAGAGTAAATCAAAAGGCCGAGCCAGATTGGTCCTGTTATCTATCGCTGATCACCAAGGCGAATTAGGTGCATGGCCTTCAATCGAAACCTTGGCAAAGATGGTCAACTCATCGCCTAGATCTGTGCAGCGTGACATCCAAGACCTTATCGAGCTGGGTGAATTAGTTGTTGAGTTTAGATCTGCACCGACCTATGGACCTTACAAAGCCAACCGGTATTTTGTGAACTTGCCAGGGGTGACAAATGGGGTTTCAGAGGTGACAAAAACCGCTTCAGAGGTGACAGATTCGGAGTCAGAGGTGACAGAATCGGCTTCAGAGGTGACAGCAGGTGGCGTGTTAACCCTTAATAGAACCCTAAAAGAAACATTAACTAAACAGGCTGATGAATCGTTTGAAACTTTTTGGAATCTCTACCCTAAAAAGGTAGCTAAAGCTGATGCCCTAAAAGCATGGAAGCAAGTGCTAAAAAAGAAAACCGCTGATGAGATGATTGGCATCACCAAAGCGTATTCTGAAAGTAAGCTACCCGACATGACCTACATCCCCTACCCAGCATCCTGGCTAAACAAAGGCCTCTACGAAGCAGTAGAGAACGAGAAACCTAAACAGGCCAGCAAACCTATCTTTGGCAGAATCAAGTGAGCGAGTTTGAGCAGCTAGTCATTGGCTCTGTCTTGCTGACAAACGGCAAGGCACTCGATGACCTGACGCTCACAGCCAAAGACTTTGACGATCTTGGGCACGAGAAAATCTACGCAACAATGCTGGAGATGAAACAAGCTCGCCAGCCGATAGATGTCATCACAGTCGGAGCAATGCTGCCAAAGCTTGCCAGCTACTTGCATGACTGCATAACCGCAACACCAACTGCTGCTTCTGTTGGCTACTATGCCGAGCGAGTGATTGAGGAAGTCATCAGGCGAAAGCTTGCTCATGCCGGACAAGTAATAAACATCAAAGCTCAGCATGAGGACTTGGCAACAGTCATTGACCAAGCCAAAAAAGAAATTGACAACCTAAGTGATCGCAACACAGCGAGCCGACCAAGCTATGTCAGCGATGAGCTTATCCCTTACCTAGATGAGATTGACAAGCCAAAGAACTATCCACTTAGCCCTTGGAAAGACCTCAACGACATCCTTGGGGGCTTTAGACCAGGTGCCCTTTACATCATCGGTGCTCGACCTGGTATCGGTAAGACCATCGTTGGTTTGCAGATTGCTTGGGAACTATCAAAGCAAGGTCCAGTCAGCTTTCACAGCCTAGAGATGGGTAAAGCAGAACTTTACAATCGCATTATCAGTATGGAGGCCGAGGTTTACATTGGCAACATTGAAAAGGGCACACTCAAAGACATTGACTGGGACAAGATTGCAAGAGCTAAGGAAAAGATAACCAGCCATCAGCTTGCCATCCATGACAAGTCAGGGCAGAACCTTTTGCAGATTAGAGCTATGTCAAATGGAGTCAAATCTAACGGACAGCTCCAAGCAATCGTTGTTGACTATCTTGGCTTGATTCAGGACACCGAAAAGGGCCGTAAGCGTTATGAGATGATTACCGACATCTCCATCGGGCTAAAGAACCTTGCCAGAGATCTAGAAGTTCCGGTCATTGCACTAGCCCAGCTCAACAGAGGACCAGAGCAACGCAAAGACTCTAAGCCTGATCTAGCTGACCTTAGAGATTCAGGTGGAATCGAGCAGGATGCAGATGCAGTGATTCTGCTTCACCGAGAGTCAATCGCTGAGGACCAGTTTGAGTGGCAAAAGAGCTGGATGATTATGAAGGTTGCCAAGAACAGACAAGGTGGCCTAGGTGAAGTAGGACTCAAGTTCGAGGGTCACTTGTCCAGAGTTGTCGAAGGCTAAGATTATGGCGTGGATGACAATGTGGCACTGTGTTGCCGATGTGGTGCTACCTGGAAGGTCAACACCCATAAACGCAAGAGGAAAGACCTCAAGTGCCAGTCCTGCCGGATGCACCGAGCCTTGGTCATCAAGTACGGCTCTGAAAAGTGCATCCCTTGGCAAG